TCACGACCGACTGGACGCGAGCCTGCTCCCGGAGGTCGAGCCGGCCGAACTTGATAAACCCCCAGCTCATCTGTAGCTCCTCGCGTAGTCGTCCAGGGCAGTGTGCAGGTCAGCCACTACCTTACGGGCCGCCCCCGGATCGGTGAAGTCCCAGACGCCCTTCAAGTTGAGGTCGTTGATGATGACGGAGGACATGGCGCCCGCGTTGTTCGTAGTCGTGTTGGCGGCCGCCGTAGTCGTCGCGAGCGCCGTCCCCGATACCGCCGCGTTGACCGCTGGGGCGTTCCCGCCCGGCAGCGTATCGGCGAGCCGCTGCATCATCGCCGCAGCCGCGCTGACCGCGTCGTCGCCGGACACCGTGATCCCGGCCGAGAAGTCCTCGACGAGGGCCATACCCGAGTACTTGGTCCAGCCACGTCCCGAGAACGGACCCTCCTTGGCCGGCGAGAACGGCCACAGCTTCCGGACCTCTCCGAGGAGCTTGGAGCCTGCGTCCTTCGCCCTCCCCACCATCGCCAGCATGCCGTCGATGAAGCCCTGGATCAGAGCCTTCCCGGAGTTGTAGAGGTAGGAGCCGAGGCCACCCAGGATCTCGCCAATGCGGCCCGGGATCGACTTGACGAAGGAGATCGCCTCGTCCAGCTTCTGCTTGATCCCGAGGACGAGGCCGACGACGCCATCCACGATCCGCCAGAACGCGGCGACGATCTTGTCCACGACTCCCGAGATGAAGGAGATGATCGCGTTCCAGATCTCGGTGATCTTGCCCCAGAGCCAAACGAACCAGTTCCCGACTGCCGTGAAGGCATCGGCGAGGGAGTTGACCATCGAGTCGTACGCGTCGGAAACGCCCTTGGCGAAGTTCTGTAGCCAGTGCCATGCATCGTCGAGGTGCGAGATCAGCCAAACGATCGCGTCGACTAGCTTGGAGACTGCCCACACCACGACGTCGATGATGATGCCGGCGAGCTTCAAGACGATGATGATGACGAGGGCGAGAACGGCGAGGAGGATAACCAGGGGAGCGATGATCACGACGGCGAGCACGATACCGAGGATCTTCAGAGCCGGCAGGATCTTGATGAAGACTTCCTGGAGCTTCTTCAGGTTCGGGATGATGTGGTCTTTGAGGAACTCCTGCACCGCCTGAAGGGCCGGCTTGAATAGCGTCGTCAGGATGTTCGCGGCGACCTTGATGATGGGGATGATCTTCTGGTTGAAGAACTCCTGGAACGCCTTGAACCCGTCGACCACCCGGCCGATGACCTTGCGGACTGCCTCGAACGCAGTGGCCACGACGTCCCGGAACTTCTGGGAATGCTCGTACGCGTACTTGATGCCGATGACGAGGAGGGCGAGCGCCGCGATGATCGCGAGAACGATGCCGATGATGGGGAGGGCGCCCGCCGAGGCGATCGCGCCAAACCCGATGAAGACTGCGCCGACCTTGGCAACGAGAGCGATGAGGACGAGGAAGCCGGCCACCACGACGAGGACGCCAGCGAGAACCTTCTGGAAGCCGGGCGACAGACCCGAGAAGGCGTTGGTGAGCTTCGTGATAGTGTCAGTGATCTTGCGGATTACCGGGAGGAGCGTCGAGCCGATCGTGATGGCCGCCGTCTCGGCGGAGCCCTTCAGTTGCTCGATCGAGCCGGCGACGTTGTCTAGGCGAGCCTTCGCGACGTCGGCCGCCTTCACCTTCCCGATCGAGTCGGCCAACTTGTTGAATCCCTCGGCCCCCGCGTCGCTTAGGATCGCGGCGGCCCGGATCGCGTCGGAGCCGAAGAGGAGCTGAAGGTTCATCGCCTTCTGCTCCGCCGTCTGCCCCTTCAGCGCGTCCTGGAGGATCTGGGAGACCTGGGCGAGGGACTTGAGCTTGCCCGTCTGGTCAAAGAACTTGTTGGAGCCGTCGGCCGTGATGAGGCCTAGCTCCTTGAAGAGGTTGATCTCCTTCTTGGTGACAGGCTGGAGGTTCGCGAGCGCGGTCTTGAGGGAGGTACCGGCGTCCGATCCCTTGATGCCCGCGTTACCCATGAGGGCGATCGCGGTCGAGAGGTCGTCGAACGAAACGCCCACCAGGTTCGCGACTGCGCCCGCTTGCTGCAGCGAGAAGCCGAACTCGGAGACGTCGATCGCGGACGCGTTGGCCGCACCGGCGATGAGGTCGGCGACGTGCCCGAGGTCGCGCGCCGAGAGGTTGAACACGTTCATCGCGTTGGCGGCGATCGTGGCCGCCTCGGGCAGGGAGATCCCGCCCGCTGCCGCCAGCGCCACGGTCGCGTCGGCCGCGCCGTTGAGGATGTCCTCCAGCGGCACGCCTGCCTTCGCAAGCTCCTCCATCGCGTTCGCGGCCTCGGAGGCGGAGAACGCAGTATCGGCGCCTAGCTGGAGGGCCTTCGCCCGTAGCTTCTCGATCTGCTCCGTGGTCGCACCGGAGACTGCGCCGATGGCGCTGACCTGCTTCTGGAAGTCGATGGCCTTGTTGGCTGCGAGAGCGAGGCCGCCACCGAGGATCGCGGCTGCAGCCCCTGCCCCGGTGGCGACCTTGTTGAGGCCATCCTTCGTCTTCTTGGACTGAGCGTCGAGCCCATCTAGGCTCTTGGTCGCCGACTTAACCCCAGTGTCGTCATACGTGAGGGCGATGACACCCTTGGCGGTACCGAGGTTATAGTCAGAAGACACTGCCCTATCCCTTCTTTATCGCGTCCTTGGGTGGCTTCGCGAACCCAGAGATCCCGAGCCACTTGTTCAGAATCATCTGCTTGCGCATCCGGATCTGGCCGGCCGACTGCTTACGCCCGCCCTGTTGGTGCTCGACGTTTTGCAGTTCCGCGTCCAGTCGCTCCCCGAACGTCGTCACCGCTCGATTCAGGTAGTACGCCGCTGGCTGCTCCTCGACTCCGAGGAGCGCGCTTGGCAGGCATCGGAGCGTCTTGCACGTCGACCACACGCCCCATATTTTCTGCGAGTTCCGCACGAAACGGGGTCAGGTCGGCGACTCCGCCCATCACGTACTGCATGATGAAAACCTGGTCCTCCATATCTACCTGGTCGACGTAGACCGTGTCTTCGGTCCAGGCGGGAAGGACGTTCCGGAGTTCCATGGGGATGTCGGCGCCCGCCGCATCCTTCGGAACCAGCGTGAGGATCGGCTCGATCACGCAGCCCACCACGAGCTTCGCGACCATGTCCAGACCGGCCTTGACCTTGTCTGAGTTCTCGGCGAACGCGGCGAGCGCATCCTTGGCCGCCTGCGGGTCGGAGATCTTCCCGTCCACCCGGTTGAAGTGCTCGATCTGGACGAGAGCGGTCAGTTGGTCCATATCGTCGAGGAGCCCCATCGCGATCAGGCCCTGGACTCCCGGCCGGCGAACGCGGCACGTCTCCCCCGACGGACATTCGAGGTCGTGGCCCTCGGCTTGCCCCTTGAACTTGCTGCCTAGCGTGTGCTTCTTGGCCTTACCCGGCATCCTAGTGCTCCTTGGGTATCTGAGACGAAGGTCCGCGCGCTACGCGAGCGGGCCGATGATCGCGACGGTCACCGTGGTGAGCGTCCCGCCGTGCGAGAGGTTGACGCGTCCGTTCGCGTCGCGGAATCGCGACGTGTTGGAGATGTACTGGACCAACTCCGTCGTCGCGAGCATGCCCGTGGCCGCGACCACGGCGTCCGCGAACCCGGCCGACAGACCGGAGCCGGCCGGGGCCTGCGTCGTGGGGTCGCCGATCTTGAAGGGGAGCGAGCCACCGGTGGTGGTCGCGCCATTCTTGTAGTGCAGGATGTACCGCGACGAGGGCGGGGCCACGAAGTAGTCGGCCGCCGAAACGGCGACGTACGTGGGGGCCGCGCCCGCGAGGGACGGCAACTGTACGGAAGCGCTGAGGTCTGCCATTGGTCCTCCTCCTTACGGGATTGCCACGGCCGTTTCGTGCTGGACGAAATCCCAGACACGATCGAGCTCAGAGGCGACGAGGGAGGCGTACCCGGTACCGGATGCGCCCGTGAGGAAGAACTGACCGTCACCGAACTCGCCGGTGAGATTGTCGGTCGCCTTCGCCCGGTAGATCACGGCCCAGACGTCTCCGCCCGAGTCGCTGATGGCCTGGCCCTGGATCCGGAAGTACGGTCGGACGTCGGTCACCAGCTTGCGCCAGGTCTTGACCTGGTTCGGCGTGCTGCCCGTCGTCGAGATCGTCCCGCCGTACATGACCTGGCCGGCCTCGAACGAGATGCCGCCGCCTTCCAGCGTCCAGTTCACCTGGGGTCCGGAACCATGCGACGCCACGAGGCGGTCATCACCCCGCAGATCCTCGAACGCCTCTTCCTCCTCGAAACCGAGCGTGCGCCCGTTGGGGAGGTCGACAGACGGAGTCCCGAGGACCGTAGCCGTTGCGTCCGTGTAGGGCGTGAGCTTGACGTCACGCAGGCCGAACGGCAACGGGATTGTGTTCAGTGGCATTACTACCCTCCTTCATTGCGTCGTGTCCGGGATCCCGGAACCTTGTGGTGCCTAGTGCCTTGCCGGTCAAAGCCGAGAACCGGTGCAGCACGACTACGCCCGGCGCCGCGCCGCAGAAGCGCGAGGAGCATTTGAACTCGACGTAGCCGTCAGTCAACTCCCCGTGCTTCTTGGACTCGCACCGGAGTTCCATCTAGATCTCGACCTCGGCGAAGTCGTGATCGGCGGTGATCGCCCGGTCGTACGCGTCCCGCCCGAGGGCGTCCATCACGACGTCCTTGGCGAGCCGGTGGCCGTTCGCCGCGTTCCACCATAGGTCGTTGGCCGGCTCCTCGATCCCGAGCGCCTTCTGGTCGTGGCGGGTGAGGCCGCGCTCGTTCCGCATCGTGTCCGACCGGCCGGGCAGCCAACGGACGTAGGTGGACGTCTTGGGGGCCGCGTCGTCGCCCTCGCTCCGCGCACCGGTCACGATCGGGTCGTGGCGGTCCGTGCTCTGGGCCTCGACGACCGGCACGGACTCTTTGGCCTCTTCGCTCATCTCGTCCTCCTAGTTTCCACTTGCTGTGATGTTGTAGGTCTCGTTTCGGACGTTCGCTCGGTACCCGTCGTCATAGAGGTCCGTGCTGGCGCCTTGCCAGTCGATCCCGAGTATTCCATCGGGCCCAACTCCGAGCCTTGCGCCCACTAGCGTATCGAGGAGCCCGTCACCACCCAACTCCGCTGGGCGCATACGGTCGAGGGCGCCTGCGATCGCGGCGAAGTCCTGGTCACGGTCATACACCCACGGCGTGAACTCCGCCGAGTTCGCCCGGCCGACTCCGCGCGTCGTCGCGCCCCACCGGAGCACCATGAATCGCTGCGCCATCGGCGAGTCCGGCCCCCAGTTCGGGTAGATCGTGTTCGACGTGAAGCCGAGGGCGATGAGGGCCGCGTCCGCCACCAGGAGGTCATATACCGCGCGGCGGACCGCGACGCTAGCCATCAGAGACCTCCCGAGTTCAGACGCTTGAACAGTCCGTTGAGCATTTTCATGGTCGTCGGTCCGTAGACCTTGATAGTGGGGAGGATGATGGCGTACTTCCCGGAGAACCGAACCTCCAGCCAGATCCCGTACTTCACCATATGGAAGAGATGGATGGCATGGAACTTGCGCGGCTTCCATTCGGTCTCCGCCCGGAGGCCGGCTCGCGCCGCGCCGGTCCGGTCCTTCCAGGAGGCGTTCTCCTTCATGTACCCGACTGCCCGGTCGGAGTTGTAGCTCACGACCGCGTGCACGTAGGCGTCAACCTTGGGAGAGAGCGCCGCGAGCGAGCGTCGGAGCGACGCGTCATCAAACTGGAAGGTCCCGCCCGTCTTCGCCATAGCGGATCACCTCCGCCCGAGTCTCGTACCCGTTCCATGGCATGACCTCGTGCACTTCCCAGCGGATCCCGTCCGCGTCATACCAGTAGTCGTGCTGCCCGACCTCGGCGTCCCACTCCATCAGCATTTGGTACTCGACCTTGCGCTGGACTCCGTCGCCGGTCGGGATCGCTCCGCCGTTCGGCCCCTTCGTCGAGGACTGGTCGATGAGCCGGACTACCTGCGGAGCGCGCGGCGTGAGGTCAGCCCAAGCGATCCCGGTACCGGTCTTGACGCCCTGACGAGGGATGAGCGTGACGGTGGTCGGGTTCCAGGCGATGAACTCGGTGGTCTGGATCCGCTTCATTCCTAGCTCCGTAGTCGAGTCATAAGAGCCTGGCGCGCCCGACAGGCTGGCCGTACCGACGATGGCGAGGGAAAGCGATCGAACTCCCTGCCCGTTCGTCGCCACGATCGCTGAGCCCAGTATAGAGACGAAGACGGGGCGAGCGCCGACAGCAACCGATGCGATCGCTCCCGTACCGGCGATCGTTAGCGTCTCTGGCCGGTCGCCTGCCCCGTTGAGGCCGGCCGCCGTGATCGTTGCGGTACCGGCGATCGTTAGGGCGATCGTTCGGTCCGAGGCAGCCAGCATGCTGAGCGATCCAGAACCAGCGATCGTAAGCGATTCCGAGCGATCGCCCGTCCCGGGCAGTCCGAGCGCAGCCGCGCCCGCGATCGTCGCCGCGATCGTTCGCGTCCCGATAGCCGGTAGGGTCAACGATCCAGCACCGGCGATCGTCAACGTCTCCGCGCGGTTGCCCGTCACCGGGAGCGTCAGGGCGCCTGCCCCAGCGATCGTCAACGTCTCTGAACGATCGCCGGCCGCGTTCGTAGCGAGGGCCGCTACGCCAGCGAACGTAACCGTCTCGGTCCGGTCGCCAGATCCAGCCGCCGTCAAGGCAGCCGTACCCGCGATCGTTATGGACTCGGTCCGATCCCCTGCCCCAGTAAGCGACGACCCAGAGGAGGTCGGGACGCCCATCTGCACGCCCTCGGGCGAGATGATCGGTGGGTGGTCCGCGACGGTCGTACCGGCCGCGATCGTGAAGTCCATCCCGTTCCGGGACTCCGGCTCGACCGTCGAGGACTGCCCGTCCAGCTTCCAGTGTCCGACGAGGGCCGAGGGGCGCACGAGGGAGGGGCGCACCTTCGTCAGGCTCAGCGCCTCGTCGACAGTCAACGCCACGTTCCAGAGTGCGGCCTCGGCGTACGAACCCGGGATCCAGAGTTGGGTTCCGTCGAATGAACCGAGGTAGAGGGGAAGCGCCGCATACGCGATCGCGCGCGTCTCGGACTGCGTCCCCTGGCTCACTCCGTCGAAATAGATCTCCATGATGGTGCCGTTATAGACACCCAGGACATGATGCCAGGCACCATCGAAGACGTTCGCGGCCGTGATCGACGTCGAGCCGGTGACGTTGCCCGAGGAAGTTCCCCATCCGATGAAGAAACGGAGGTCCCCGCCTGCGCTCGTACCGAACCCGTATGACACATGCTCGCCGGCCAGAAGTAGTTTGCCGAGGGCATACTTGAAGTTTCCAGGGGCGCTCGCCTTGATCCAGAGACCAAGCGAGATCGGGAATGCCGGCCGTAGCTCCGTCTGGTCGGCCCGCGAGCCTGGGTTACCCGACCCGCTTGTGAGCCGCGCCACGGCCTATGTCTCCTTGACGTGAACCGCAACCAGCTGGGCGTCAGCGGTGGCAGTGTCAACGGTCGCGTCCCGCTTGATGCGCAGGCGACACGTGTCCCCTGCCACAACACTGTCCATATTCGCCCCGGCCGTGATCGCTAGCGACATGATGGCCATGAGGCCGGCCGTTCCAGGCACGGTGACGGCGGTGACCGTCTGGTCCGAGGCGAACCCGTCCGTGGCCACCGTCTGCGCCGTATCGAGCCGCTCAAGAGCGATAAGCCAACCGCAGTTTCCAGTGGTCGCCGAGAGCATCGTGAAGTGGATATAGACCGTGATGCCAGTCGCGTTCGAGTAGTGCAACGGCATGACGAAGGTCCACATGGAGCCTTCGGCCGTCGTCGCATCGAAGTTGAGCACCGGGTGCCCGTTGCGCGTGCCGATAGTCGCCGGGTTGGTGAGCGTTGGCTCGTACCCATTCGGCGTCAGCGTAACGAGCGTGTTCCCGGATGCCATGGCGTTACGCCGCGATCGGGGTGAGGGTGACCGAGTGCGAGTTCAGGGTGAGGGTGTCGCCGTTGACGGGGGACTTGGACGCGGTGAGGGCGTACGAGTAGAGGAAGTTACCCGCCGTCGAGGCGTCCCAGACCGAGACGTGAGTGATGGTCTCGGGACCGGTCGCCCAGAGCCAAGACGGGAAGGTCGCCTGGGCCGCCATGGCGCCCGCCGACGGAGCCGCAAAGGCCCACTGCTTCCGCGTCGTCTCGACGGCGGCAGCGGTCGCTCCGGCCGAGCCGGGATCGGCCGTGTGCAGCTTTGCCCAGGCCGAGGTAACGCCGGTGAATGTGGTGCCGCTGATGACGCTGAGCCACTTGTTGGCCAGGTTCACCGCGCTCGCTCCTGCGGTCATGCTGCTCCTCCTTCGATCAGTCGGACGATCTCGTTCGCGTCGAGCGTGGCACGCTCGCCGGACTCCTTGACGGCCGCCTGAGCGGCCTGGTACACATGGAGAAGCTTCTCGCCGGCCGACTGAATCTCGGCCGTGCCCTCGGCTTCCCAGCCCAGGATCGGCTGCCCCATCAGAGCCTCGTCAATCTGGAGACTCGCGTCCCGCTAGAGAGTCCGGGCGGGATCGTCCCGGAGGTGGCTTGGTCGCGGAAGATGGCGGCCATCTTCAACGCGTTGTCAATCAGGTCCGACATCTTGCGGCTGGACCCGCCCTCGCTCGTGTCTACCATCGAGGTCCAAGACGCTGCCTTTTGCGTCCAGACCAGGTAGGCCACCGATGAGGTCGAGGTGCCATCCGACGCAGCCGCGTCGAGGAGGTTGCCGATGTAGACGTCCGTGTACGGCTCGACGTTCTCGGGCTCGGAGATCAGGAGCCGGAACGCTGCAATCTGCTCTGCTGTCGCCATCTCTCCTCCTCCAGGTAGTGGTGGGGCCGATCGGTCGGGTGACGACCGGCCCCACCTGCCCTACTACTGCGCGTCGTCGTGCTCCTGCAGACGGGCCGCGAGGTCCGCCTTGGTGCCCGACTTGCTGAGCTGACGGGAGCCGGCCTCGGCCTGGAGCTCAGAGAGCGTCCATTCCTCGTACGGGCGATCGTCGTCCTCGTCGGTCTCCTCGCCGGGGGCCAAGGGCAGCGACGCGCCCAGGTCCTCGACGATGTATGCCTCCAACTGGGCCACGCGGGCCTGGAGGTTGGTGACCACGGCGAGATCGCCGGTGGCCGGCTGCTCTCCCCGCATGCGGGCCTCGTACGCCGCGAGGGCGTCCGGGTCCGGCGGGAACTCCTGGTCCAGGTAGGCGACCTGCGAAACGTGACCGCGCGACACCAGGTAGGTGCGGTCCTCGTCCGAGAGCGTCCGGTCCTGGGGGATTTGGCGACTCATGGGATGTCCTCCTTACCAAGCCATCACGGCGGGCACGGCGTAGGAGGCCGCGTTCTGCATGATCGCAGCCGCACCCCGCAGCCGGACGCCCGTACCGATTCCCCGGATGTAGAAGGAATCGATCAGCGGGTAATTCTGGTTGTTGCCCGGACGAAGCACGAGGCCTCGCAGGCTCGGGTTGGCGTGCTCGCGGATGCCGACGACGTTGGTCGCCGAGTTCCGGCCCTGCACGGCCACGGCCACCATGTACCCGGCCGGGATCTGGGCGTCCTGGACGATGAGGTACTGCCCCCAGGATCCGAGAACCTCCATCCCGGCGAAGGTGTTCGACGGCAGCCCGCCCACGAGCGTGAACCCGGGCGGCAACTGCAGCGCGAGGTTCTGGCCCTGGGATGGGATGAAGTCGTAGATGGACGTCACGGTCGAGGTGCTGAAGACCGTGTTGCGGACGAACCGCTGCACCGTCGCCTGCGCATCGGTCGGGTTCATCAAGAACACGACGTTGAAGCCCTGGGCGCGGGTGTAGCCGTGGTGCTCGACCGTGCCCGCGAGGTCGAGGAAGTCCTGGGGGTCGAAGATCCAGGCCTGCGACGAACCGGTGGCGAGGTAGTGCTGGTGCGAGCCGGCGAACGTCGTCCCCTTGTAGGGCGGGATGTACGCGCCGTCCGCGTTGTAGAGCGCCGTCACGGTGTACGGGGTCGCTCCGGCCAGCTGGTCGATGTTCGCGGTCCGGTTGGCGTTGTTGAACAACGCCTTCATGACCATCTCGAACTGCAGCTGGTTGTCCGCTTCCATGACCTGGTTGAGGATCGTGTCCAGCTGGGCCTGCGAGGCGCCGACCGACTGCGAGGGCCCACCGGCCAGGAACTGGAAGGTGTACCCCGCCCGAGTGTCCCACCAGTCGAACGGGTAGGCGCGCTGGGTGATGACCGGCGCGGGCCGGATCGACTGCGGGATACCGAACTCCGAGGCCTTCTCGAACTTCTCCTGGCCCGGCTGGACGATGTCCTCGATGATGGTGTCAACGCCCACCGAGAGGAGGTCGATGAGCGGCTGGCGCGTCGCGTTGAACGCGGCGAGCGCGTCCTGGTACGAGGACCAGATGGTGTTGAGGTTCTGACCGTCGCGCGTGACGGTCAAGATGTCGCCGGTAGTGCCGTAACCCTTTGCCATAGCTCAACCCTCCTTACGCCACGATAGCGACGGTGGGGACGCGGACGACCATCCGGTCCAGCTGGATCATCTTGCCGACGATCACGCCCAGAGTCGCCGTGTTGTCCACGGTGCCGTCCAGGTGGACGTACACGAGCGCACCGGCGGTGAACGCGGTACCCGCCGTCATGGTGGCCTCGGCGATCTCGCCGGCCGTCATGACGTCGATGATGTCGCCGGCCGCCATCGGCCGAACCGCGCAGATGAGGCCGACGATCGCACCGGCGGCCGAACCGCCGATGATGGCCTTGCCGCTGGTGTTGACCGAGACGCCCTGGATCTTCCCGACGTTCGCGGCGAGAATCGCGGCGTTGAGCGGCACGCGGAACCCTCCCACGACCGGCCCATACTTATCGAACCTTGACATTACTACCCTCCTCGTTTGTCTCGATCGGCTAGCCGCGTGCGCGGAGCGCCGGGAACCTCTTCTTGAGTTCGTCGCCGGTCGTGCCGGCTGGCTTGCCGTTCCCGCCAGCCGGGGGAGTCCCGAGAACTGGAGGAGTGGTGCCCTGACCGTCTCCAGCCGGGGCTTCTGGCTTGAGCATGTACGGGTGGGACTTAGCCAGGGCCTCGATCGCCTGCTCCATCCCGGAGACCTTGCCATCCGAGTCGATGGTGATCTTGGTCATGTCCAGGAGCCCTCGCGCCGTGTTCGCGTCGTGCCAGTCCCGCTTGTTCGCGGAGTAGAACGCGTTCTCGATGCGAGCCGTTTGGAGCGCCGTGTTCAGCGCCTCATTCTGCTTCTGGAGTTCGGCGGAATCCCGCTTCAGCTTGTCCATTTCCGGCAGATCCTTGTCCAGGAGTTGCCGCAACTGGGCTTCCGTGTCCGCCGCCCGCTTGTCCGCCGCGACCATCCGAGCCCGAACCTGCTCCAACTCCGTAGCCGGGACCATCGGCGTGGCGCTCTGTCCGGCCGGATCCGTTACTGGAGTCGTGGTGGTGGGGTCGGTTCCGGTGCCACTCTGTGCACCTGTGCCTGCGGTTCCCGTTCCGGATCCGTCGCCGCCACCCTGTGCGGTTCCGTCGCCACTCTGTGCGCCATCCGGCTGTGCCATGTCTTGCCTCCCGAGATCATATACCCGACGAATGCCGCCAAGTCTATCTCCGGGATCTTGTCCAAACACAAAAGAGGCGCCCGCCGGAGCAGGGCGCCTCTCAAGCAACTGGAGTACGTGGAGCGGGTAGATCAGGCGTCCGGGGTGACCTCTTCGGCCGGGCCGAACTTGAACGAACGCGAGGCCACGTCGCCGGCCACCACGTTCACGGTCTCGACGAGGGCCGAGCCGTCCGGGAAGGTGGCGGTGACCTGGGCGGAGCCGAGAGCGCCGACCGCCGCTACCTCGCCGGTACCGTCGCCGTTGTCCGTCAGCACGATGACCGTGCCGGCCGTGTCGTCGGTGGTGTAGGTCGCCTGATCGGCCGAGGGGCCAATCTCGTTCCCCATCTCGTCGACGTCGACGAGGCCGAGGATGGCAACCTTCTTGTCTGACTGCAGGTTCATGATGAGATCGACCTCTCCAGAGCGCGGACTGTAGGGCTGGGGAATGCTCGGGATCCGGTCGGCGGGAACCGTCTTGAGGTGCGCCCCGAACTTGAGCACCTGCCGTGGCTTCGCCGGTAGACCCTTGACATGCCAAATGGTCTCGACCACGACGCCGCCGTAGTCGATGGCCTGCCCCCGGTACTTAGGACCGTTCACGGTCGATACCCTACCCGGCCACGGGGACTTCAAACGTCGTGCGCCACGTCTGGAACGCCTCGGCCTGCGCAGCCGTGGGGCCGAGGATGAAGCGGATCCCACGGTCTCCCGGCAGCGAGTGCCGGTGGTCTCCGCCTAGGCCCATGATCGGCGGGATGCCTTCCGGGAACGCCGGGCAGGTTCGGACGGCGCGCCCCGGCTCGGTCGAGGAGGCTGGCCGGTCGGCGCGGTGCAGCCGGGCGCACCCTTGGCACTGGCTCGGGTTGATGCTCATGGCGTCTTGGCTGCTTCCTCTGCTAGTCGCTTCATGATGTTGCCTATCCGAATGATGTGGGGTCGAGCCTGCTTGCCGCTAGTGCTGTACTCGGTCCAGATCTCGGCGAAGAGTTCGCGGATCGAGGTCGAGCCGTACCCGGAGACCTTCGCCGCTGCCTGGACCTTGTGCGCCGCGAGCCAGGCGTTGAGGTCGGCCTCGTCGATCCGGCCGCCTCCCTTCCTGCCCCACCGGCCGCGAGCGCGAGCCGCGTCGTCGAACCGCGCGAAGCTCAGCCCGTCTCCGAGGGCGTCCAGAAGCTCCTTCGCGACCTTCGCGCTCATCTCACCCCGTGCGCCCATGATCACGCGGTCGACATGGTGCCCGTACTCGTGCGCCACGGTCGAGGATATGCCCGGTCGCTTGGTTGGCGCATGGAAGTGCCCAGGACCGGCCGCGCCGGTCGAGAACGCCCGGTCATAGTCCTCGAACATGTCATGCCAGTGCGGGTTGAGCCGGATCCTCTGCTCCGCCATGTAGTACGTGTAGTCCGCCCCCGTATCGGCGCCCATCTCGAAGATGGTGGCCCGACCCTCCGCCGTCCAGGGTAGGTCGGCCTCGACTGAGGAAATCTGCTGCATGGCCTTCGGGGTGAGGCGTGCCTGCCTGTCCAACTCCTCGCGCACCTTCGTACGTAGTCCCGATTGCGAGGCCTTGACCTCGTTCCGCGCCCGGATCGTCTGGAGGGCGCGCTTGAGGTCGTCCGCGTAGGAGTCCGTGATCGGGGAGACGGTCGCCTTGAAGAGGAAGACTTCGGACCCGTCGTCGAGTTGGACGGAGTATCCCGGCCGCTTGATCTGGACCGGATCGCCGGCCTTGATCTTTGTCTCGGCCGAGAAGGTCTCGTGTACGTCCGGGCTGTACTTGGTGCGCGTCCCGGCCGTACCGATGCGCTGGAGCCCTTCCCGCTCCGCGATCGCGTCGAGCCGCGCCATGACCTTCTCGACGTCGGCCGTAGCCGCGAGGAGGTCCAGCAGTTCCGCCTCCATACTCTCCGAGAGCACAGACGAGGCGTTGCCTCGGACGTGCGAGCCCGAGTCCTTGATGGCCTGCTGGACGCCGTACGCCGCGTCCGTGCCCGAGGCCTCGGCTCGGAAGATCACCGCCTGCACGTCGGCCGCCGTGTTCGCGATCGCCGTCTTGGCCTCTATCTCGCGGTTGCGGGCTCGGGCAGCGGCCCGGCGCGCTGCCTTCGGATCCAGGTCCGGAGATCCAGGGAGGCCGGGCGACGTGCCACCCCGGGGCAGGCTTCCCGGCTTGAGCGTGCCCTCCCAACCCGGCGCACCAACCGAGGCGCCCTTTCGCTGCAGGTACTCGTCATATTTCCCGCCGACGAGGGAGTCCAGGAAATCCTCCTCCGAAGGCAGCACCGGCGTAACAACGCATAGGCACTGAGGGTGCGGCTTGGACGGGATCTCCCGAGGTGGGTAGACGCCCGGCCCGAGGTTGAAGCCGTCCCGGGCCGCGTACTCGTCGCACACATCCTTCTTGGGGTGGCTGCCCGAGATCCGCCATTGCCCACCCACGCTCCAGGGCTTCTCGTTGATCTGGTTGACGGAGATCGCGTGGTACGCGTTGTTGACCTCCGTCCGGGCGAGCCGGAGGGCGGCGTACCGAACCCCACCCGGCGTGCGCGGGTTGAACCAGTCGCGCGCCTCGGTCGCGAACTCCGCGACCGTCAGCCCTCGGGCAAGGGCGGCGTTGATCTTCCGGTCCAGCACCCCATCGGCCCAGATCTTGGACTTATAGATCCTCTGCGAGAGGTCGAACGCCGATTGGGTGATCCGCGTGACGGCGACCTCTACCGTCTGCTCCAGACCACGCGTAAGGGCGTTGGATAGGAGCCGGCCGGTATCCGGGTCGCCGGCCGCCGCGAAGGCGAGAGAGTCGATCGTAGACCCCAAAGCTGACGCCCGTAGCGCGGCCTCGATCCGGCGAGCGCGGATGATGTCGCCGGTCGCCGTGTAGATCCGCAGTTGCTCCCGCATCATCGCGGCCCGGATCCGCTGCATCTGCTCGATCCGGACCGTCTCGCCTATGCCTGCCTTGCCGGCCTTCAACGCGGCTGCGATCTCCCGGTTGATGGACATGAGGGAGGTATTCACCACACGAAGGATCTCCGCGTCGGTGATCTGCTGGATCTTGGCGTACGCCCGCAGCCACTCCGGTTGGCCCGGCGCCCCGGCCGGGAACGCCGCAGCCACTAGATCGCGTTCGGGTCAGCGGTCGGGTCGGTACCGTCGCCGGCCGCCGCGCCGAGACGCCCACCCACCTCGTCGAGTGCCTTGGCGGCCGCCGCGTCCATCCGGGCCTGCATGTCGGCCGGGAACTTGAACCCGAGCTTGGCGGTCAGGAACTCCCGCGCGAACTCGGCGTCAATGATGCCCGCTCCAGCGAGCGCCACGAGTTCGTCAATCGTCTCCTTGCGGTTCGGGGGAAGCGGGTCGCCGAACATCGAGGTGACGATGAGGCCGGTAACCGGCGTGCCCTCGTAGGCAGGCATCCATCCGTTGACGAGATCGTAGAGAAGCTGGTCGAGCTTCGCCGAGATCTCGACCTCCGTCTCAGCGTTCTTGGCGGTGATCGGGAACATCTGGATGGCGAGCGCCACGCCGGACTCGGCCGCTGCCACGTCAACCTTGCCGACAGCGACGTCCGGCGTAGCCGTCGTCTCGCGCGCCTCGGCCTTCAGGAGTTCGATGTGGTCCTGGATTGGCTGGACCGTCGTCACCCCATCGACCTTGTTGAACTGCTTGCCGTCCTCCAACTCAACGACCGAGGCCGGCGAGATCGACCATTCCACCTCAACGCCATCGTCGTCGCGAGGGCGCCCGGAGTCGGTCGTGTAGAGGCCGATCCCCATCAGCGCCACGGCCATGTCCTCGTCGGTCGCGTTCTGGATCACGCCCGCCAGGACCGTCTCGATCCCTTGCAGTTCCGAGAGGCCGAACGGCTCCGTCCCGTGCCGCCGGTTCCGGAAGTGGTAGATGGGTATTGCGGTGATGTCGGCCGGGAGCACCCCACCGGCGAGGAGGAGCGGGTCAATCTCGGGCATCCACTCGGGCGGGTCGATCGGGACCAAGCTCTCCGCCGTCAGGGGCGACCGGTCGTCCCACTTGTCCTTCTCGTAGTACCCGATCTTGGCGAAGACGCCCCCGATCGGCCCGCCGAACTCGGTGGCCATGTCCTGATTGAGTAGGCGCCGGTACTCCATCCTTTGCGCCACCACGGGATCCTTCCCGTGCACCAACTGTGTCACGATGTAGCAGCCGATCACCCGGTCCGTGTCAACCGCATCGAAGATCGGGAAGTATTGCTCGGGCGTGACCTCGGTGATCCTGATGCGCGTGCCCTGGGGCTTGAGCGGGTCGGCCGAGATCTGTAGGAGGGCGTCGCCCTTGATCAGCATCCACCGCTTCATCGCCATGAACTTGGCCATGAACTCCTCGCGCTGGAAGAGGTCCTGGACAGCGGTCATCTGCGCGTCTCGGTCCTCGTCGGAGATCGTCACGTCCGGCGGGATCGCGGCGACCCACTCCAGGCCCTGGGCGAGGAAGCGGTTGGTGGCCTCGATGATCGAGCGGGCTACCGGGATGTACCGGCGGGACTTCATGTCGTCGCCCTCGCGGAGGATCGCGGCGAAGGCGTCCGAAACGTTGGTGTAGATATCCGCGTACGTCCAGTAGGCCTGGACGCGTGCCGAGTCCTCGGGCGCTGGGGTGTAGTCGGGCGCCGGTCGTGCTAGGGCGAGTGCCGTCTGGTAGGGCGATACTGCTGGCACGCTCTCCTCCTCATCGAATGGTCTTGGCCCTGCTCTGTCGGGCGCCCGTGCGGTGCGGCGACCCGAAGAGTCCGCTGAAGAGACGCCCTAAGGCTTCTGGCGTGTGGTCGTCCTTCTTCAGCGGATTCTCCGGCGCCGACCGTCCCCGCTCGCCGGCTTGGCTCGCGGTCTCCGGGTAACGATAGTCGTTGAACTCGCGAATAGTCTGCACGCAAGATCGATTGATGGTGAGCGCCGGGCCACCCGCCCAGCCTGTCCCGAGCTTGAGCTTGCGTCGCATCCATTCCAGACGATCGGCGACCGTAAGCGAGCCGGGGGAGGCCGAACGGATGCGGAGGAGGGAGGACAGCGTGCGCGACTCCCCCGGCCCGGCCGGGTCCGGGTAGAAGGCCCGGACGGTACGCGGGGCGAGCCCTCGGGCCTCGATCTCGGCCGCTGCCTCCTCGACGGTCCGGTTAACCTCGTAGTATTCCGCCAGGACGTGCACGCGCTCGCCGTCGGGCGAGACCTGCACCAGCAGCCAGACGAACGGGTTGGTGAACCCGTAGTCCACCGCCGCGTAGGTCGCCCAGTCCGGGTGGAACTCCTGATCGGTTACGTGGTACTCCTCGTCGAAATCCTTGAACACGCGGCCGACGTACTCCGTGAAGAGGGCCGCCTCTTCCTGGTTGAATAGCTCCTGGCTCATGTCCTGGAAGAGCGCCCAAACCTCGGCGTCGATCCCTACTGGGTGGTGCCCTCGGGAGCACGTGTGCCACTCCACCGCGCTCTTGAACGCGGCGAGCTTCCCCTTGGTCTTCGCCTCGATCGCCATGGCGAGGAGTCGCGCGTCAACGCCCTCCCGGTAGACGTACGGATTCGACCACGCCGGAGTCCGCCAGGACGCCCAGTCGGTCCGGGTTGGGTCGAGGCCGAGCATGTGCAAGTCATAGAACCAGTTTTTCCCCTCGGGCGTCGAGCCGAAGTGCGCCCATCCTCCGAAGTCAGCGAGGGTCGGCCGGATGTACTTATTCCAGACGCTGTACTTGAGCTTGGCGGCCTCGGAGAACACCACGCCGGACAGGCCTTCGCCGACGAGGTTCTGCGGGTACTTGGCAGACTGCGCCTGGATCCGGAACGCCCCGTCGAACAGGCTGATCTGCATCTGCCCGGCGTCCAGGTTGTTGTAGGAGCCTGGGGAGTCGAACGCGAACCCGAGCGCCTTCAGCGACTGCCAGACCACGCGGAACTCCTTCTCCGCGTCGCTGTACTCCGGCCCCACGATCCAGAACTCTCGGCGCTGCCTGCGGGATCGCAGCATCGGTAGTTCGCCGTACGCCCGGAAGGCCTCGGGCACGAGGCGGTGGCCGCCCACCTGCGACTTCCCGGCTCGCCGGCCAGCCGTCATGACCTTGTTTCGCGCCGGGTCCAGGAGGATCTTGGCCTGCAACGGGTAGGGGTCCCAGCCGACTCGATCCCAGACCATGCGAAACAGCGCCTCGGGATGAGGCGCTGTCTGCATCAGCTCAGCGGTGGCGGGCACCCCAGGAGTCTACGCGCAGCCTGAGGAAACCTTCTGGCTACGGGCCACGTTCTCGCGCAACCTCTGCGCCCGTAGCCGAACGTCCGCCCGGCGCGAGGCGATCCGACAAGGCTGGCAGCCGCAGCCAGACTCGTAACAGTTCTTGGTGCCATGCGATAGGCCAACGGGCGCGTACATCTCTTCCGCACGGCAGAAGCCGCATACGTCGGGCTGCATGCACTCCTCGTGCGCCGCGCGGAGCCCTCGCTTGACCGGGACGTCCGACACGTCGCGCGCCAAGTTCCCGTTCTCCAGCCACTTGCCCGAGCGCGGGCCATTGCGTCCGACTGTCACGGGTGCATCGCCTCTCGGTATGGGTAGTAGTGCATGCCGTCCGTTCCGGCCTGGCAATCCTCGGCCTCCGGCCCTCCTGGTCCGACGCAGTGCAGGCAGTCACCGCACCAAGGACACCAGTCCTTCAAGTGCTCCGGCGGTACCGCCTGATAGTCGTCGGGCGATCCGAAACCCGAGGGCGCCTCGTCGCTCACGATGCCTCCGGTAGTCGCCAGAAACCCTCACGCCACCGGATCTCGGGAACCCAATCCGCGCCCATGATCTTGCGGACGACTCGGCCCACGGCCTCCTCGTCGACTGTCCCGGCGCGGTACGCCCCCTGCATCAGCGGTAGCACCGTCGACACCAATCGTTCCGTCTGCTCTGGGGTGGCGCTAGCCTTCGCGGCCCCGACGTACATCATCAGCCCTACCGCCTTCTCCATCGCCTCCAGGTTTCGCCGGGGCGTCTCGGGCGGAACATGCGGCGGACGGGCCGGACGTAGGTACGGGTCGCCGGCCATCAATTGACGCCGTTCCCTTCTGCGGTCCAGCGATTGCAGTCGGACATGGTCTCGCCTCGGACGGACTCGGGCACCACGATGGCCTCTCCGTAGAGCGTCGTCCCGATGCGCGTCCCGGCCGTCAAGAACAGGTTGCCGCTGGACTGCCCTCCGGGGCAACTCCAGCAACTGTCAGCCGCGTGCCGCCCGTGCTCGCACCGATCGAGGGCGCCTAGCTCCGAGCTTCGCCCATACGCGTCAGCCATCAGTTGGCATCCTCGCCTTTCGCGGAGTACATCTCAGCCAGCATCTTCTGCCACTCGGGCGTCTCCAGGGAGACCTCGACCCCGGCCCGGATGCCTGCCCGGTCGAGGGCGGAGTTGATGGCCTTGATGGCGTCGGAGTCCAGCGTGTTCGGGGAGAGGGCGATACCGATGAGCCGATTCACCAACGCGTTCGAGGCGTTCTCCAGACGCTCCCGGGCCGCCTTGAGGGCGCCGGGCGTCTTCCCACCGTGCGCATGGCAGACGTTCGAGCCGTTCATGGGCGAGCCCGTACATGGCCGCGTCAGGACGATCCCGGCCTGATCGAGGATGCGCCTTCCCTCCGCGTCCCGGACGAACGAGCGCCCGTCGCACTGCCTCTCTCCAAGCTCGACGAAGAAGACGTCGGACGGGCCTCCCCCGATCTCCGCCGCGTCGTGGCCGACCCATCTGAGCTGCACGCCAAACGGCTGGTCGCCGTCCTCGGGCAGGATCTCAAACTGGCCCTCGTTCTTGGCCATGAAGGCCTGATCCCACTTGCTGTTGGCCGCCCGACCGCTCTGCGGAAGGTTGACCGTCGCCACGCCGTCTTTACGCGTCTTCGCTGGCGCTCTCTTGGTGCCTTGCGGGGGAGGCGTCGGGGCCTTGGACTTCGCTACCATCCTGCGCTTCCTCTCGGGCCGGCACTCCGGCCGCCTCGTAGAAATCATCAATTGACTCGCCGGGCGCAAAGCGCACCTTGTGGAAAACGTACCCCGCCCGCTCCGCGAGATCGAGGATCATGAGCACGCGCTCGCGAGCCTGTTTCAGGTGGAGCGGGCAGAGCCGAAGGACGGAGTACTGGCACAGCGTCGAGGCGTAGTGCTCGATCAACCGCTCTACCAGGATCGTGTCCGGGTTGGGACGCGAGGTCGGAGCCGCGTGCTGTGCCATGACCGTCATAGTACCTGTGCCTCCTGGATAAGTGGCGGCCATCCGAGCCGCTGCCGGCCGATCTCCAACTGTGCGAGGTCGATCACTGGCTGCAGAACTCTGATGCCGGCTGCTGCCGCGAAGTCCATCTCGGTCCTCGCGCCCGGCGAGCTACCCCAGTCGTGCAGTCGGGCGATCCCATCGCACGTCGCCAGTAGCCGGATGCACGCTACGAGGTAGCAGCCGTAGCGGTGCGGGTCCTCCGGGAACCCGGTCTCCTTGCCGTTGGAGCACGGGACCGAAGGACTATGCAGCGTGATGTCCTTGAGGGGCGTCACGACCTTGTTGACTTCCCGGAGCGAGCGCAGGTAGGCCGCGCCCGCCTCGAAGGCGGCCGAGTTCCGGTTGACTCGGCCGCCGATCGGACCGCATAGGTAGATCTTCATTCCCCATCCACCGTCCGATAGTCGAGCATGCTCCCGGGCAGGGTGTCCAGGAGATGGCGCGCGCCTAGCGCCATGCTGGCCGGCTCCTCCGTGTAGTAGCCCTGGGTCGCCTCGACCTCGCCGCGCGCCTCGATCTCGATCAGTAGCTCACGCGTCGTCGCGTATCCGAGCATTGGTATAATCTGCATCAGGCCACCGGAACTTCTACGCGGCAGTGCAGGAAGTCCCCACCCACCAACTTGTGTTTGTTGTGCTGGGCGATCGAGGCAAAGAATCCCGAGTCCCAGGGCCCGACTGCCCCGGGCAAGCCGACGCCACCCCATTGGATCGCGCAACCGGCTCCGGCCCCATACTGGGGCAGCGCGTTAGCCACGCCTCCGGTCTCGCGGAGCTTCGCCGAGAAGTCGATCATCACGATAATCGGCTCTGTGTTCCCAACCGGGATCCGCAGGAACCAGTCGGACTGCCACGGGCTGGTAACCGTACCGTCCCAGGGGAGCGAGGTCCCGTCTGGAGCATGGAACGTGCTCTCGCCGTTGGCCGTCCCGAACATGTGCACGTCCCAGGTCCCGGCGAAGGGCACATCCGGCTGGCAATACTTCCCGGTCTCGTCGATCGCGAGCGCGTTCAGCACCACGCGGAACTCGGCGATCCGGTGCGCGGGATCGGCGAGGGGAGCCCCGTTCGGCTGCGCCGTTCGGACGGGCTTGATCTCGGCGGTGATGTCGCACCCGGGATCCTCGGCCTCGCCGTTTCCGAACCAGTCTTTCCCGCCCGACGCGCAACCGGCTACCAGCAAACAGGCGACCGCGAGGGTGGCCATGAGCTTCTTCATGCTGTCCTCCAGCGGTAGCGGGTGTCGGTCGAGGTCGTGTTGCAGATGATGGGCTCTCCGGTCGTGGTGAGTCCGCGCTCGCCGTATCGATCGCAGTATGCCCCCGGCTTACCAATGTTCGTCGGGGGCGCGGTCGGAGTAGTCGGCGACGGGACGCCCGGGAAGAATATGGGCTTATCCTCCTTCGGGCCGCAGCCCGTCGTGGCGAGCATGCATGTAACCGCGAGGGCGGCCAGAACCTTCTTCACTTCTCTCCCTTGGGTATTCTGATGATGAGCCCTGAGTCGCCCCACTCGTAGCCGCAACCGCAGTAGTGCCAGTAGGCGGTACCGGGGTTGTGCCCTTCCTCGGCCGGAGTGTCGTGCAGCCACACTCCGGAACATTGGTGCGTCGCCGCTGCCCCGTTGAACGGGGCCTCGACCCGATGCGTGCATGCCTTGCCTCGCGGCTGCCTGCGCCCAATCGGGTACGCCCCCACGATGGTCATCGGTAGAGCCCCCTGTCTTCGGCTTCCTTAACCTCGCGACCGGCGTAGCTCCAAATGGTCAGGATATGCCAAGGCGCATACCAACGCTCGCCGTACGTGTAGAGGATCGCGACGCTCATCCGGAGCGTCCTAAGCCAACGCCTCATGGGGTCGGCCCCGGGACTACCGGGATGTACCCGAGGACGAACGCCCCGGCGCAGATGAACACGGCTACCATGAGCGCGTACCCCATGAGCGCGTAGAGCGTCGAGGTCGGCTTGACTTGCTGTGGCATCTTGGTCCCTTCTCTGGTTGGTGCGTCGATCCTCTACCGTGGACCGACCCTGGCGCTAGCGCGGTCGCCCGAATGCCATTCCGACGACGAACACCAACGCCGTGTAGACCGCGAGCGCTAGAACGAACTCCCAGTTCATCCCCAGATCCTCCAATCGGTCTGTCGGCGGTGGCGCCCTACGGCCGGCGTGCGGAAAGGCCAGCGCATGTGCGTGGCCGCGACGTCCCAGCCCTTCCCGAGGGCGAAGGCGGGGCGAGGCGCCCGCTCCAGCCGTAGCCAGAGCAGGGCGACCGCGCACAGCAACACGAAGTAGGTCAGGACTTCCTTGGGGCTCATGGTCGCTTCACCCCGTGCTCCTCGGGTCCGGGGTACGGCCGACTCCAAGGCGTGGTGGCCTCTCCTCCGACCGGCCGGGCCGCCTCGGGCGGAGTGCGCAGGAAGGCCCGGCCCGGGTGGGTCAGCGCCTCGGCCGTGTCGTCGCCCAGCAGGTCTCCGAGACGCTGCCGCTTCTCGCGTCGCTCCGTCCGCAGCCGTTCGCGGTCGGCCGATCCCGAAGGCAGGGAACCCTGCAGCAGGCCAACCCGCTTGGCCCCGACGTCCGCCGTCTTCGCGCGCATCTCAGCCGCCTTGTGGCGTAGCTCGCGCTCCGCCACATCCGCGTTCCGCCAGGCGAATAGCTCCGCGATCATGCCCGCGAGGACATCCATGGTGAAGGCAGCGCCGGGGTCCACCACCACGGCTCCGTTTGTCGCCCCCTCGGCCCAGGAGGCGAGTTGGGGCGCGAAGTACTGCGAGACGGTACCGGAGAACCCTCCCAGCGCCGTAGCGTCCATCTGATCGACGTCCCAGCCGTCTTCGTGCGCGGCTGCGACCCAGGCGTTACGCGCCTCGACCGTCCCGAACCACTCCGTCCCGACACGGCGCACGCTCTCGGGTCCGCTCATCGCCTTCTCCCCTGCAGTTGCTCTTCAAGCTCGCGCACACGATTGGCGAGCCTTTGGTTTGCGGCCTCAAGTGTCCGGATCGCGGTTCTCGCGGTCTCGGCGTCGAAATCGAGGACGGGTCCGGGTCCTGTGTCTGGGGTATCCATGACCCGAGTGTGCGCCGAGGAGGGCACTGGCGCACGCCCTCGGCCCCACGGGGTCGGCATCGGCTTGGTGTCTGGTACCCGCCCGAGGTCTTGCAGCAATGGCGACGGAGTCACCATCGGGTAGCCGGCTGCCCCATATGGGTCAGTGCGGCGCTTCTCCATTTTGTACCTCCCGGATCTTGTCTTGAACTGCAGTCCGGAGGGAGACCAGCGCCCGCCCATCGTCGTACGGGCCGAGCGCTTGCTGGTGCTTCGCAATCAACTCCAGCATCCAGTTGAGCGTCATGATCGCGCCCGCCTCGACTCCGAGGGCGGCTGCAAGCGTTGCCTCCGCCTCCAGGCGCTCGCGTACCTCTGCCTTGGTTAGTCCCTCCATCACCCGATCATCTCCTCTGGACCGATGATGGCGCTAGGGCCTTTGGTGTCCGTCGCTGCGTCGCACACGCGGCAGAGCCGGAACGGGTAGCCCTCGACGCGGATGAGCCGGCCGGTCGGCTTGCGTAGCGGCCCCTCTGCCTCGCCCGAGGGCGCGTGCTCTTGGATATAGGCCCGAGGCATCCGGAGCGCGCCGCACATCGTGCAGGCGATCGCGAAAGCCATCTCGTTCGGGTCATCCCCCGCAGCATTCATATCCACCATCTCCGTCCGCTCGTATCCGGTCGCCCGGCTCGACCTCGCCACCACACCGCGCACAGTCCTGGGCGAACGAGGCCCGGAACCAAGGCCCAGTCCCATCCCCCTCATCGACCGCCGCCCTCTCCATGTCCGCCATAGTCTCCCGCAGGTCGGCCAACCCCTTCCAGGCCACGAGCCTTCCCTCACCAGAGCCAGCACCCATCGTTTCCTCCACATGGATCACCAAGTAATTAATTGCACTAGTGCAACTACTAACCTGCATCCCTACGCCTACCCCAGAGACGCCATGCCATACCGAGTGAGCGTCGCGTAGTCCCCGCAGAAGGAGGGCCTTGCCTTCATCCCGGCCGCCTCCATCTCCTCTGTCCAGATGAAGTAGGTTCCAGGCACTCCGCAGATATGCAGATACTCGTGCATCGCCAGCACCCCGTCCCCCACCTGCCTCGCGGCCGAGAGGTGCCCGCCGCAGGTCTGGACCGTGCACGACCGGACGAGGTCCCCCGTGTCGGGATCCTCGAACTCGTCGCACGCCACCCGCAGATGCCACTCGGCCGGGGCGTCGCACTTCCCCGGGGCGACGCCCCCTGGCTCCTCCAGAACTCCGGTCGGCAGGATCCCCATGAACGCGCACTCCCTCGACGGGTTCGCTACCGGCGGACCCAGCAACACTTCCATCACACGTCTCCCGTCAGGTCAGCAATCTGCTTCTTGGTAGGCCGCTCAATCTGCACGGTTGCCAGGTCCTCGTCAGCAATCGCCGGGTTGGTAGCGTAGATCTCCAGAAGCTCCTCTCCAACCCTCTCATCAACCAGCGGTCCGGTCGCCGGCCCGATGTTCCGGTCCTTCCTCTGCTCCGGATCCACCAGGCCCGGACCACCAGAGAATTCACCATGATTCTTTGGTGCTTTCGTGTACGACATCTCGTCTCCTTCGCTCGATCGTGAAACCTAACCAAATCGATGAACGTGCCCCGGGGGTCCCAGAACCCAGTTGAAGAAAGATTCACCTCGGATGCGCATGCGCTCGCGTACGTACGCGCGAGGCGTGCGCATCCAACGCATCTACCTGCGCAAACACACAACCTCCTCCTATACAACTTTAGTTCTATTAATAACTGAGATAACTAGGACCCGGAGGGGTATTTGCAGTGCCTCCGACCAGGTAATATTGATCGGTCCCAACGCCCTGAAACGACTGGACCCGACTAGGACCTACCAGGACCCGACTCCCGTGTCCGTTTTGTGCCCAATTATCGTCTCGGGTCTCGGTTCGGGACCCCTCGACTCGGACCCGAACTACCGACGTCGCGACCACTGCGGATTCAACTCCAAACCATACCGATACCAGACCTTGTTCGTGTCCGTCGCCTCGCGTCGGCGACGCACCTTCTCGAACCCTTTCGCGCTCATCGCGCGACCCCAAGCGGTGAGCGAAAGGATGTGTCTGGGGTCGCCGTTTTCCTCCATCCAGGCCCGGTAGATCGCGTAGAGGTCGATCGCCGGCTCCGTGTGCTCGGCCCCGAACACGCACGTGGCGGCGAGGCAGGCGTCCAGGTCCGACATCTCTTCCCGGGCCTCAAGCTCGATCCCGGCCGCCGCTGGGGTGACCTCCCTAAGCCCGTCCTCGCAGTAGGCATCCCATCCCCGTACCGCCCAAGCGAGGATCGCGGCGCGGCCCTCCGGCGAGCGGAACCGATCGCCTAGCGTGTAGTCAATCTCGTGCTCCGGGATGCCCACGAGGAAGGGAGCCGCCTTGAGCCGACGCCACAAGGCCTTGTCCGCGCCGGGAATCTGCGGGTAGGAGTTCGTCATCAGCCACGGCGTGAAGGCGGGTACGCGCTCCAGGTAGATGTTCGAGTTGAGGCGCCGGGCCGCGACCGGCTCCCCGCCTGTGAAGAGCTTGATGGTGTCGGCATGCAGGTACCACTCGGCGGACGCCTCGGCCGCGACGATGAGCCGGCGAGGCAGCGCGTTCACGATGTCGGCGCGGGCGCCCTCGTCCTGCTTGCTCCGCAGGAGCGAGAGGTTGAACGGACCGGCGTATCGGCCGATCGCCGACTGGAGCGCGTTGGCAAAGGTCGTCTTGCCCGAGGTCGTCGGCCCCTTCGCGATCACCAGGATTCTCTGGGGGTTAGCGCCAAACAGAGAATAACCGGCGAGCGTCTGGACCCAGCGCCGATCGCCCTTGTCCGGGAGCACGCGCCCCAGGAACTCCTCCCACCCGGCGTACCGCGCGTCCTTCTCGTACGGCGTGCCGGTGGAGAGCGTGGCGTAGTCGGCGTGGCGGGTAGGGCGGAACTTCGCCCCGGCCGGCCCGAGTTCAATCACTCCGTTCGGGCAGACGAGGATGGTAGGATCGGCGTCGAACACGGCAGCGTCCGCGTGCACGCCCCGCATGGCCGACGCCGCCTCGATCATGCTATTGATCTTGCCGAGGTTGCCCGAGGCCCGGACGAAGGCCAGGAAGGCGTTCTGGATCTTTGGGTCCTCGATGAACGCGGCCTCCGCCTCCATAGCCCGCACGGTCGCGTACGCCTCGCGCATGATCGCGGCGCCCGTGTCGTCAATCGACCAGAGGCCGGTAGAACTCTGGTAGACAGCCCAGCCGCCCAGGCCGGGTACGTACCGAGCGTCCGACCCAACACGGGCCAGCAGTCGCTGGGCGTTCCCGATGTCGTCGCGGACGTAGTCGAAAGCGCTTGAACCTTTCCCAGGTTGGCGGGGAGAAGTGCTCGTTGGCGTACCCAACCCAGCGCCATTGTCGAACGCCTCGCACATGTCCTCCTCTGTTGCCTCGCCTTCGGCCGCGACCTTCTGGACGCCCCGGACTACGATCCGTGCCCACTCCTTCTCGGCCGCGCCCTTCTCGCGCCTGGCGGACACGTTGGACAGGAACACCTTACGGAGCTTCCCCAGCGCCTCGACCACGCCGCCGTGCCCGGCCGCCGCGTCCCCGATGACGCCCCAGGCTCCGTCCCGGGCCATCTCGTGCGCGCCCCCGTCGTCGCCGGCCTTCCGGATCGCGTTGAGCGTCTTCTGGACCGTCGTCGACATCACGGAGCACGTCGAGAGCTTCCGGGCGTTGAGCCAAGCCCGCACGTCGTCCTGATCCATCTCCTCGTCGGCCGGTCGGTCTGTCCAGGACTTCCCACCCGTCAGGCCCTCAACCCACTTCGCGGGTAGCTCCGGGATCTCGTCGAACCCTGGTATCTCGTCGGTGACCGTGCGCCCGTCCGGCGAGATCCAGCGATACGCAACCTTGGTGTCTGGGTGGATCGAGGGGGCGACGACGGCGAAACGATGATCCCAACGAAGGGTCTCGACGCCCGGCCCTACCTGCCCCGGCCAAGCGAGGCCGGTGGGGATCTTGAAGAGGGAGATGCCGGACCCGTCGGTCCGGGACGTCGAGGTCCAGGTGGGAGGCAGCGCGCCCCAATCCTTCTCCGCCTTCGTCATCGTCGCGAGGCCGGTCTTGGAGCCGTACATGTCTGCGTCTATGCCGATGATGTCGCGCGGTAGGCGGAGGGCTATGTTGCCGGCCGCAAAGGAGAGGTTGCCCGCCCGGCAGCGGGCGGGGCGCGACTTCCGGGTCCAGTCCTTGATCTCCTCCTCGGTAACGTAGGTCCCGCCCGCTCCAGTGTACCCGTCCGGCGGTGGGGACTTCTCCCGGAAGGGGAGAGGGATAGGCGACCACCCAGCCCGGTAGTAGTCGAGGGCGGCTTGAGCGTATGGGGTCACTGTGGGCTCCCCGTGCACTCGGCGAGGCGGATCAGCCGGGCGACGCGCGCTAGCTCGCGCTCAACCGCGCGCCGGACGAACTCCGACTCATTGCAGGCGTAGAACCCGGCCGCCACCTTCACCTCCTCCCGCACCTCATCCGGGAGGCGGACGTTGAACCGATCTCCGATCCTCGGCCGGCCTACGGGGCGACGCTCAGCGGTCGCGGTATCGCTCATGTTGTGCTCCAAGTAAACGACGGTCGTAACTCGCGGCCGGGTAAGCCTACGCCTGCCCCGGGGTCCATCCCACTCCGTGCTCTCTGAAGTCCTCCTTTCGCCTCCGCATCCAGGTGAGCGCGTGCCGGACCGCGTCCCGCGCGTGCGGCTTCCCCACCAGGTACTCGTGCGAGTAGTAGCCCATGTCCCGGAGCCGGTCGTCCGTCACCGTCGTCATGGCCAGCGAGGGATCCTGGGGCCATACCCGCCTCGGTCGGATCGCGTACTGGAGCTTGGCGTTGAGGCGGACCGGATCGAGGACCGAGGGCTCTGGAAGGAACTTGCGGAGGGTGAAGCGCTCGGAGACAACCTCGGCCGTTTCCCAGTGGGAGCATAGCTCAACCATCTGGTCGGCCTGGTCGTCGAGGCGTCCGCCGTACTCGCCGGCCGCCCACCACGAGACGTTGGCCGTGATCGGGTAGTCGGCCGACCACATGGCTACGTCGTGCACTTCGAACACTGCCCAGCCGGTCGTCCCTCCCGGGTCGAACGAGACAACTTGAAACATCAATGGCCCCTCTTCAGTTGCAGTGGCCCGGCGCGTGCAGGGCGCGCCGGGCCAGACCTGCGATGAGCCGACCTGCTAGGGCAGGTTCAGCAACTTCTTCATGCCACCGAACGCGAGCGAGATCCCGCCGACTGTCAGCCCGTAGGCGATCCCGAACTCCTCAGGAGTAGCGGCCGGCAGGAAGAGGTACATGCAGATCAGGTACTGGACGCACCAGAGGAGGACTCCTCCGGCGACGACTCCGGCACTTCCACTGAGAATGTCACCGATCCTTCGGGGAGCAACCGCTCCGGTGATGCCGCCTCGACGGCGCGCGGCGCGGCTTCCTCGATCGGCCCGGACCGGTACATCATGTTGACCAGGTAGATACCCTCCCGGTCGAGCTTCAGTAGCGCTGCCTCGACTGCCCGGATTACCAACTCCCGGGACGCCTGCTCCTTGCCGGCCGGGACGGATATCCCGGCGCTGACCGCTGCTGGAACGGATGCCATGCTCTCCCCCTATCGTGTCGCCAGCGCCGCGATCGCGAGGCTGGAACTGAGTAGTGCCGTGACCGCTGCTGCCCAGAGGACGGCTAGCGGTATCCGACCAGGCGCCCGAGGCGTTAGCCGTCGGAGCCGAAACCATCGTGTCGTCAGACATCGTAGGTACCGCTCATCCGATCGTCGGAAGCCCGAACGTGGAACTGGTCGATGAACGTAGACCCAGGCTCGGAGCGCGAGACCTTCGCACCAGTCGAGGTATCTTCCGAGTGCTTCACCTCGACCTTGTGCGCCCGGCCCATCGACCATGCGACCCATGTTGCCTTCTCCTCAGTCGCGCACACGCAAACCTGGCTGCGGTTGAACGCGAAGTCCACCGAGAAGACGGTACGGGCGAGTACCAGAAAGTACTGGATCGGTGTCATGATGCCTGCGCCTCGCCTTCGGGTGCCAGGCTCCGCTCGATCCATTCGCTCATCTCGGCCGGGGCGCCCGGCTCCGCGACGAGGCGGAAGACGCCGTGCGCGTGTAGCGTGCGCCCCACCATCACGGCCATGTTCTCGACGACGGTCGACCACACCAGCTGGCACGTCGACTTGGTCACCCGGAGCAGGCGTTCCGCCATCAGCGTCGCGCCTTCGCTGCCCGGCTCCGGTCCGCGCCCGATCGCGTCCGGGAACTCCTCCATGAGGAAGTTACCCAGGCGCTCAATCTGTCCGGCGAGGTCGTCCCGCTGCTTCAGCGCCGTGTTCCGCTCCGCGACCATGTAGGCGAAGTCCGCGTTGGTCTGCTTGAGCTCCTCCTTGAGCTTGGCTACCTTCTCCCAAGCGTCCCGCTGGCGCTCAACCCAGTCCTTGCGGGCCGCCCCGTCTGCCCGTAGCGCCGCGAGCGCACGGTCAATCTGGTCGAGCGCAATCCTTTGCGTGACCTCCGGTCGCCGGTCGCTCGTGTTTACGCGCTCGGGAAGCTCCGGGCGCGGCCACCGCTCCACCCGGTCGGAGACACGGGCCAGGAACTGGTCTTTGTGCTGATCGGCGATCTCTTGGAGTTCCCGGGGCATCGGCGCAGTCTCCCAGGGCTCGGAGAGGATTTCGCGGGTCTCCGCCATGGCGGCCCGGATCTCCTCGTCGGTTGCCTCGGGCATGACCAGCTTTATGTCCCGGGCGATCGCCTCATCCTCGGTCAGGTATGGGGTCTGTGCATGGAAGGCGGCCACGTCCTCCTCCGACATCTGTCCCAAGTCGTTGGTGTTGTCCGTGTCGCTCATGACGCTCCGATCCGGAACTTTGGGTTGGGGAGGAAGGTCCGGTTGGACTGCTTCGCCCACGGGAACGAGCACTGGCCCTCGACGTTTTCCCAGCCTTGGAAAGTGCACTTGCGCTCCTTCGATCCGTTGCCAGAGCAGGTAGGGCACGGCTGCACCCGATCCTGCGGGTCCTCGGCCTGCAAGCTTTCCTTTGCCTCGACGGGCGAGGCCGGTACGCCATCCGGGAAGAGGTAGCCCGACCCCCGGCAGTCGAGGCACAGTGCACCCTTCTCGCACGAGATCTTGACGTAAGGCTCCAGGAACGGGTGGGCCGCCAGAAGTACCTCGCGCATCTTGCGCATACAGGCGACCATCTCCCAGAGGAACATCGAGCACCCACGGTAGGCGAAGACGTTGATGAACTCGCGGATGGTGTACTCG